CCCTAAGTGGAAATGCACCTTGCATATTAGGATTTCTATATTGCCTAAATGCAGATGATGCAGAATCACCTTCAAAGATTGCAAGAGTACAGTTGCTTCTATCGCCTCTCTTTTTTGCATCAATTAATTTTACAACCTTTTTCTTATCTAAACCTTTATTTAATTTTCTAAGCTTAGATCTTTCATCAGCGGCTTGCTTTTGTTTAATCCAATCTAATACTGATTGAATTATTTCTGAATTTAAAACTTGCCTTAGTGTCTTATCAGAAAGTACATGAATACTACCGAAGTCTTTAGGTTCGGTAATTAACTTCTCTTTTGTTTGAGACGAAAAGGCTGGGTTAATAATTGTACTATTAATAAAAAGGTATAAGTGATTTTTTAGTTCTGATGGCTTTACATCAACTCTATGCTTTCTTTTAATCTTATCCCTAAGAAATTGTGTAATTTGCCAAGTGATGTTATCTACATGCTTACCACCATCTTTTGTTTCAACAGAATTTACAAATGAGATAGCTTTAAACCCTGAGGTAGAATGACCTATTCCTATTTGCCAATTTTCTGATTGTTCATAAAATACTGGTGTGGTATATAATTCAGAGTATTCTTTAAAAGATTTAAATGTAATAGGATCTCCGTTTAACCAGATTTTTAATTTAGGATTACATGCAGCAATATCATAAAGCCTTTTTTCAATCATTTGAATTGAAGCTTTATCAATCTTACTCATACCAAATCTTTTAAAATCTGCAATGTATGAAATTTCAGTAAATCCTTTCTTTTGTGGTTTTATGGCAGGTTTAGTTTTCTTTGCCATATTATTTGAAAAGGTTTGTGTAAATCTTTTCTTCTTATCACAGGTATCAATTGTAAATTCTTTACTGAATATATTTGTTAATGTACTACCTACACCATTAGTTCCTACAACTGTTCTTTCTTCAGTATCATCAAAATTACTTCCTGTCTTTAGGTTACTGAAAATCATTTCAGGTACCCACTCATTATACTCTTTATGAATTTCTACAGGAATACCACCATTATCCCAGATTGATATCTTATTTGTTTTAATATCAATGTTAACCTTTACTTGATTAAGTTTAACATTTCTCTTATGCTCATCTACAGAATTAGAAACAATCTCGTCAAAGAGTTTAAGGAAACCTGGATTGTAGGTAATCTCTTTAGGGATTAATTTCCAACTTCTTCTATCTAACAGATAAACTTCCTCAGTATGCGGCTTAACAGAACCAATGTACATACCTGGTCTAAGTAATACATGTTCTGTATCTGTAAGTTTCTGATATTTCTTTTCAATGCTTACTGCCATTCTTTAGATTTATTTTTATATTGAAAAATATTAAAAGGTTTAATTACCTACCAAGTTCACTTCTTAATAATGACCTAAGATAAAGTTTGTAGGAGTCTAAAATTTTAATAGTATCCTTTGACTTCCATTTATTATAAAATATGTTGATTAACTGCTTAAGTCCTGGGTAATGTAAATTAGTATTAGATTTATTTAAGATAGCTTTTTCTACCCATTTCATATCATCTTTAATGTCTACAAAGTTCATAGCTCTTTTTAATTTTTGATTGCTATCCATCCAATCCCATTCTTTTCCGCTATTGATCATCTTTACCTTTATGTTTTTTCTTTCTCCTATACTTCTTTTTATTTCTTACAGGTGTTGGGACACGAAGAGCATCAAACCATTCTTGTTGAGTTAACTTAACTTCTTTTAGTTTTTTGCCTTCGTTATCTTTTTCCATAGTTTATTTAATCCACTCTTCAAACCCATGAGTATAGGCATCAATTGGATCCATCTCTGGAGATTCATCTAATAGGTTTTCTGCATACTGCTTTACCTCGGCTCTTAAGCCATAAGCAGATGCTTCTGTTAGAATTTCTTCAATGTGTTCTTCTTCGGTGATCATTCGGTATGGTGTCGGTTCTTTCATGTTATTTATGTAATGTTACAAATTCTCCGAAGTGCTTATCGAATATTTCTAACAGGTTATCGTAATCTCCACCCATCATTTCTGCCGTAAGTTCTCCTCGCTCTTCCGGTTGATAGTGAAGTTGTTTTGCTAATTTTTGTGCCAATCCAATTAATGCAAATGCATTACCATCTGGCCCACTTAAGTCTACGTGGATCTCTTCGGATCCAGGCATTGGTTTTGTTGTTATTGCCATTATCTACTTTTTAAAGATTCAATTTTTTCTGTACCGGTATTGATCATTCTAAATACTTGGTTCCACTTACCTTCATCAGCAATCCATTCAATGTCATGAGGTTTATGTTTCATTTGCCAATTTGATAAAGCATGACCGTTGCCTGACATTTTAAAATCACCTTCTGAATTTTTCTTAAATCTTAGGTAATGTATATTGTCACACATACAACTTACCGTCTTGATAATTACCTCTCTTGCTTCTTTCTTTACGATTAACCGTGGAGGATTTTGTAGTAGTTCTTGATATTTAGACATATTCCGTGTTTTTTAATTATATTATAAATATAATCAATTTAATTGGGAATTGAAAATAAAATGAGATCTTTTTTCTAAAAGTTATTAACAATTTAAATAACAGGATTTTCAGCTCTCATTTTTTCTAAGAGTTTACGAGATATGATTTTTACCTCTTTTGAGAATTCACCCTTATCAATAATCCATTGAATATACCTTGCATCTGTTTCATAAACTTCTTTAAACGGTTTGCCTTTATTTTTACCAAAGTTAAATACGATTTCTCGTTTACCGTTTATTTCAGCAAATTTATATTTACCGCTAAGGTCTACTTGATCTTTTCTTGATTCATTTACAACATCATCAATTTCTTTTGCTGTTGTAGGCATATCATAAAGTTCTTTTTGCTTTTGAAATATTTCCATTGTTGCACGAATATCAACATCGGCTCTATGAGCGCCTTCTAAATCTTTTCCTGTATATTTTTTATATGCAGTACTCAAATCTCTACGTTCATATTTTGAATAAATTAAAAAAGGATCTACTACAGCTCTTTGGCGATGCGAGAATGCAATACCGCTTCTCATGAATTCCTCTACGAGCATTGGTACATCAAAGTAAAGAGCATTATATCCACCTAAGTCACTATCATCAATAAAGTCTAAAACTTCTTTTGCTATTAAATCAAATTGTGGTGCATCTTTTAACTGTTCTGGTGATATGCCATGCTTGTCTTGAGCTTCTTCTCTCATAACTGCATCTGGGCCGGGATTAACTAATGACTGAAAAGAATCTATTTCATTTCCTTCAGAATCGGTTTTTATCATTGCGATCTCGATAATTCTATCGCTACTTGTGTTTACTCCTGTGGTTTCTAAATCAAACCAAACTATGTTTTTTACATTTTCCATATTATACTTTTAAACTATACTATTTCCAGAATCTCTCTGTTATATTTTATATAGCTAAAAAGTAAAAAGGTTTTAAGATTTTGTAAAATGATTATTACAACACTAATCCTCTGGTATCAAATTAGATATGGATACAGGTAATTGTTTCATTGTACTATTTAATTGAGATAGTGTAGAATTAATTTTATTCATTGACCTGTTTATTCCACCATTATTGTTTGCTGATTTCTTTTCATCCCCACCGCCACTGAATGCGTTATTAATAGCTCCACCAACTGCATCACCAATACTTGAACCTTGGTTACCTAAAATATCTCTTATCTCTTCTACTGCATCTGCTAGTGCGGCATATGCCTTTTTATTAGAACTTAATTCCCCTGCTCCTTTAAATAGATTTGCAAACGATTCCGCTTTCATGGAATCAATAGAATTTACAGCATTAGAAATTGATTGAATATCAGTAGCAGCTTTTGCTAATGAACCATCCTGTGCATAAGTAGATAATTCCGTTATAAAACCTTGCATATGATCTAAGTCAGTTCGGAATGCAGTGTCTTTATAATACTTAGCAAACGTATCACCTATAGAAGTAAATATAGTTTCAATACCTTCTGCTATTCCTGCAGGATTTTCTAAATCTGCAAACGCCTGAAGACCTTCAGCAATATCAGTCAGTGCAGAACCAGCACCATCTACATTTTCAATACCTTTTTGAACCAAGTTCTCATCCCAAGAAAATAACCAATTACCATCAGTCTCTTCCATTCCACCAATTTTCATAAAGGCACTACCTACAAATGACAGAGAATTTTTAACTGCCGTAGCAAGCTTACCTTTTTTACCGAAATCAATGTCTCCCATTTCTGCGAATGTCTTTAACCCTGTTGCTATATTAGTAAGTTCTTTACCAGCTCCTTTTACGGCATCTATACCTTTTTCTACAGTGTTCTCATCCCAACTAAATATAAACCATCCATCTTCCTCTTCCATTCCTCCAATCGCACTAAATGCGGTTGATACAAAAGATAGTGAATTACTTACAGCCATTCCAAGTTTACCACCAGGACTGAAGTCAATCTTTTTCTCTACTAGTTCTTGGAATGATGATAAGCCTGTTGCAATGTTTGTTAATTCTTTACCTGCACCCTTAACAGCATCCACACCTTTTTCTACGGCATTTTCATCCCAGCTAAATGGACCCCAAGAATCTTCAGTTTCCATTCCACCTATTGTGGCAAAAGCTTTACTAACAAAACCTAATGTATCCTCTACTGCTACTTGTAAATATCCACCATCTTTAAAAGATTCGGAAGTTAATCCATATTCTATTTGTAAATCTAAGAATGATTTTAGCCCTGTAGTTATATCTGTTAAAGCTCTACCTGAACCTTTTACGGCATCAATACCTTTTTCAACTAAATTCTCATCCCAGCTAAATGGACCCCAACCATCCTCAACTTCCATTCCGCCAATTGTGGCAAATGATTTACTTAAGAAACCTAAAGTATCTGTAATTGCTACATTTAAGAAACCTTCAGCTTGAAAAGCTTTTGCATCTAATTTATATTTCTTCTTAAGATCTAAAAATGCAGCAAGGCCTTTAACTATAGAAGAAAGAGCTTCACCTGAATCCATCACAGAATCAATACCTCTTTCAGTAGCATTAGGACTAAATGTATTTCCAAATACTGCACCAAATAATCCGCCAGGACTTGCAGGTTCTCCACCTGCCTGAGCAAATGCTCCACTAACAGAACCTAATGCAATTGCAAGTTCTTGTGAATCATCTTCAGTAAATCCTATTGCTTTAAATTTAGTAAGACCTACTGATAATTCTTGTAATGCCATACCAGCAGCACCATACATCGCAGCGGCAGCAACACCTGCACCACTCTGTACAACTCTAGTAAATACATTACCAATATTTGCAAAGAATCCTGCTTCTGGATCAACGCCAGCAAAAGCCATCGCAACAGCACCTAATGTATATGATAAATCTTTAGCTTCTTTTTCTTTAAAGTCTACCTTTTTCATTGCCTGTAAACCAGGGGCTAATTCTTGTAAAGCTAAACCAGCAGCTGCATATAAAGCAGGCCCTGCCAAAGCTAAACCAGCAGTTGCACCAACGGCTAATCCTGCCAGTGCCATAATTCCACCTACAGCTACGAGCACCAATGCCTGAACACCAACATCACCTAAAGACATACCTTTTGTAGAGTCTGCAAATGGCACATATCCCAAACTAAATACCATTAATCCTAAACCGTTTACTGCCATAGCCAAGGCACCCATTAAAATATTCTTCATACCCATCTTACCAACTAATGCAGCAGCTCCACCTATTGCTAGTATTGTAGCACCTTGTATAAGAACATCACCAATACCATTTCCTTTTGTAGCCATTGAAAAGAGTACTAAACCTAAAGCAAAAGGTATTAATGCTACACCCAAAAGAGCTAGGCCTAATGCACCTCTTCTAATTCTTTTAGACGTTTTCTTACCACCTAATATTGCAATGGCACCAGGTATTAATACTAGCGAAGCTACCATACCTATTAAAATAGCAGGAGCCATTATTATAAACATTGTAGAAAGTGCAAATAAACCAATTCCTATTGCAAAAGATTTTAATGCATCTCCTACTTTATCTAAAGTCTTTGCTCCTCTACCTATTCTTTTAGAAAATTTCTTACCACCTATTAGAGCCATAATACCACCAACGGCAGTCACAGCTAATAATAAAAACGGTATTGCTATTAAACCTAATGGAACTAATATTGCAGATAAAGCTAATCCTTTTGCAAATTTTAAAAGTGCATCTCCCATTAAGGCCAAAGTTTCTGCACCTTTCTTAGCCTTTTTAGGTGTAGTCTTAGATAAAGCTTTATCTAATTTAGTTATATAAGCTGTAAATTTATCAATAGCTGATTCAGGTACAAAAGCCCAAATCATTAATGCCTTTGCAGATATCATTGCAGCACCAGAAGCAACAGCAAGAGCATCAGCACCTGCTTTTACTTTTTTAGGTTTTATACCTTGAAAGGCATCAAGTGTATCTGTTACAAAACCTTTAAATTTACTTAAAGATTTCTTAGGTACTAATAACCATAGCATCATGGCTTTGGCTGTTAGTTTTGCACCAAGACCTAAATCTTCTAATGTAGCACCAGCATTACTTTTCTTAGCCTTACCACCTTTTTTACTAAACATTCCACCTAAAGGATTTCTAGAGGTGTTTGCTTCAATGGCAGTTAGTAATTGAGTTTGTGTAAATGCTTCATCTATTAATAAACCTACTTGATTTGCATTGGATGAATCACCACCAGAGTTTGCTATTACTCTAAGTAAGTCAGTTTGTTTTTCTAACTGATTAACAACCTCCTTCGTAAAATTACCGCCACCGTCACTACCGGTAGAAACTGCAATAAGAGCATCTAATTTTTCATTAGTGCTCTGTGCAGCGGCCTCTATTTTTGATAGAGGGTCCATTAAATCTTTAAGAGTTACAGCAGCCATTCAATCTATTTATTTATCAGAACTTCGGCATACTAATCTTTGGCATAGATGGAGCTTTAAATGAACTCATCTGTTTATTCATAGACTTAGACATGCTGTCCGTATTATATTTATCCGAATAGGATTGAGTATTCTGTTTATCCTCGTCGTTACGATCCTTAAGAATCTCATTAAACATTTCTAAAGTATATTCATACTCATAGAAAGGAAGCAAATCCAGCTCTGAAGGCTGGAGATGCAACTTTTCTAATAATAGTACTCGTACTTTATAAAAGTTCAGAAGAGATATCTTGAATAATAAAGAGAGCTTTGATCCCGCCGGGAAACGTGAGCGGGACTGCGACCTCCTCACCACAGCTTTCACACGGAAATGAAAATTCCGGCTTTACACCTATTTTTGCTTTTTCTACCAATCTATAAATAATTGAGTATTTGCTAGAATCCCAGCCTTGAAAATTTGTAATAGCTGAAAATATTTCTTTATCATTAAATCCTCTCCATTCTCTTTGAATATAAGGTAAGATACCTAAGGATGATTTATCCCAAGGTTTATTTTCTTCTTCTCTTTTTCGTATCCAATCAGTAACAGATCTCATAACTCCAATTGTTGGTGGTGCTATTGTTAATGTACCATGATTTTTAGTTGTAACAGTAAAACATTTATTTTCATGGTCATAATACTTTTCTAATAAATCATCTTTATCATTAAATTGAAGATTGCCTGTTCTAAGCTCTACTGACTCTTGTGATTTACAGGTTCCTGTTTTACAATTCTTTTTTGTAACTGGCATCATCAGTTTATTTTCACCATCTTTAAATGTTAACTCTCTAATAGATAAGATTAAGTATATTCTATCCTCTTCTAATACATCTCTATACGATCCCCTTTGGTTACCATACATAATTTTTGTACAGTTCACTAGAAGTGAGTTTAGCTTTTCATCTACATCTAAAATATTTTCTTCATCTAATGTAGAGAATTCTCTAATCTCACCAACCCTTGCGGCTCTAATATGAATTTCAAAATCTTCTCTATAAAATTGTCCACCAGATGGAAAGTTTACTAAATCCAATTTAACATATCCTGTTAATGATTGTATTCTTTGTATTTCTGGGTCGTCTATAGATGTTACACCAGATCCTCTACTGGTATCTACCTTGCCTAACTCGGTAATTTTACCATCGGCATTTGTTTTTACTTCAGCGGTAGTATCTATTATACCTTCAGCTGCCTCAAATTCTTTTTTAATGTTGTCTTCGTGACTACTCATAATTATTTAGTTTTTATTAATTGTTTTTCAGGTGCGGTTTCCTCTACTATATGTTCAACTATTAATTGTCGTACATATCTGGATACTGGCAGCGGTTTTGTTTTATTCTCCATTGATTTCTCGATAATAATTGCATTTAAATTGTCTTCATCTTCTGGAGTTAAGAGTACTTGTAGTTTTTTAGTAAGTCTCTTTTTTTGTGGAATTAATTCTTGTACGCTTTCGTTATATCCATATTTAGGATTATCGGCTTTATAATTTTTTATCCAAAATTCTAGCCTTTCCATTATATGGCTTAATGATTCTTCAGATTCAAATTCTTCAAGAATAGTTTTTTGAAAAGATCTTGTTCCAAAATCTTTAACTGCTCTTTTAATATATTTACCTGCTCCTAAATTATTAGGATTATCATTAACTGAATAACCTACATAAACTTTTCCATCTGTTTCATTAATTACTTTAAAGATTGTCATATGTTTAGATTATATAATTTATAATATATATTAGAGTGAAGACAAAAAAACTGGCCCTAGAGCCAGTTTTCTATAAAAATATTTAAGAGTTTATTATGCTCCTACATTTTCTTCAACCCAGTGATCACAACGATAAGTCATTGTTAAATCAACTGCGTCTGGAGTTTCATAAGATAATTCATCTACAAAATCAGGTTGACCTGTAGGGAATACATCTTTACAGGTGATCTTTCTAAAGATATCTCCTGCTCTGTTATATTGTACAATGATCATACTTCCAACATAGTCTTTCTTTAATCCCATTTCACCAGTCAATGG